AAGCCGCAACCTTGCAAACAGTCACCGCACAAAGGTAAAAATGAAGACTGGGCCAAAGGCCTAGCTGAGTGATTTCAACCCCAAACACCACACACACATCATGCCCAACAAACTGAACTCCTACATCGACCTTGCCAAGCTGCAAGGTGCCTATCGTCTGCGCCTCAAAGGCAAAGACTGCATCGTGATCAACCTCGAAGAGGCTCGCGCCAAGCCATCGCCCAAAAACCCGGAACGGGTTTATCTCTCCCTTTCGCATGTGCCCAATCGCGAGGGTAAAGACGACTTCGGAAACACGCACTGGATCTGCGAGCCGACCACCAAAGCGGAGCGCGAAAGCCCCAATCCGCCGAAGTTCCCCATTCTTGGCAATGCCCGCGAGTATGACGAGGGCGGCCAGCGCGCCGCGCGGCCTGCGCCTCGGGAGGTGGGTGAGCAGCCAACGGGTCCGATGCAGGACGGTATGGAGGATGATGACATTCCGTTTTGATACCAATCCTAAACCCCACGCTGAAACATCAAACCCAAACACACCATGAAAGAACTCATCAATCTCGCCGCCAATTTTGCGGCTACACTCGACGAAAAACGCGGATTTCATCCGAGCATGGAACTCATCTTCATCGGCTCTGAGCCGGTGTATCGAGTCGATGCCAAGGGTGAAACCATCCGAGAGCGGAAGATCATCACTGAACGGCTGATCTGCACGCCTGACGCGGCGGAGAGGCTGGGCAAGGCGCTCATCAAGCTGGCGGAAGATGCGCGGGAAGAGTTCGCGAGGTGCGCGTCGATCCATGCGGGAACTCAAACAGCACCAGCCAAACCATGAACCTCATCCCGACTTCACGAGAGCCTTCGTTGCGGCGCTGGATTCTGGCGTGGTTGATGCGGCTGATCAATGCAAACCCAACTGGCTACTGGTATCAGTGGAAAGACGCCCTGCTTCACTGGTATGGCGAAAAAGATGGCTTTGATACTCAGTGGATCGAAGCGCTGTGCTGGACGTGTGGCGGCGAGGGAGACTGCTGGGACTGCGACGAGGGTGTGCATCATGTGACACGCACGCGGCTCTGGCGCTGGCAGATCGAGGGCCATGTGTTTCATCGACCAGGTGATACAAAAATCTGGAATGACAGTGAACTGTCCGCCTTGGAGCTCACGGTGCCTGGATGGCATCGGCGTATCATCGGGCGTGTGACGCATCGCCCCACACCGCCCGCACTGAGCCGCGAGGCTGAGGCGTGGCTGCTGCTCCTGCTAGGCCAATACCGCAGCCTTGGGCGCTGGCTTCAGGGCGCTGAATCCAGTCACCTCGCGCCGTGCTGGTGGCTACCCTTCAGCGCGGTGCGTGCCGCGCTCTTCACGCTTCGATCCATTCCCGCTCAGTGTCGCCGTGCATGGAGGAACTACCAAAATCACGACATCCCGTTTTGAAGTTATGAACATCACTGATCTCACTGTCCCCGGCGTCTGGCGCTGTCCCAAGTGCCAGTTCACGCAGGTCAATCAAACCCTCGCGCCGGATGGCATCGGTGCGGATACCCGGCCGCATTTGTGGCCATGCCCGAATGATGGCCGCGATATGGTGCCAGTCACGTGGCGGGAGCATGCGGCGGATCTGGAAAAGATGCTGGAAACCGCACTCGACAACCAATGCAATGAGGTCATTAGCCGCGTGGAACACATTCGCGGCGTCATGGGGCCTGATACGGTGCTCGTCACGATGATCACTGGGCAGGTGCTGCAAATCGGGCTCGAAGGTGTCAACCTCTACGAAACACGGGGCTGTCTGGAAGGATGCGCCGAACCGATGGGAGGGCTGGTGTTTCCACGATGAGTGATGATCTCAAATTCGAATCCCTGCGCATGAAGGCGCGGAAGCTCGCAGCGTTGGCGGCTCGCGGAGAAGGCGGCGAGCGGGAAGTGGCAGCGGCGAAGCTGTCAGCTTTCCTCGCGTCGCATGGCTTGACGCTGGAATCGCTGGAGGCAGGTGAGAAGCGGACGCGGGAACTCATCTGTGTGCTCGATCCGAAGAAGCCGAAAGCCGATCAAGACTTGGCTCGACTGGCGTTTCAATGCATCGTTATCGTGCTGGGTTACATTCCTGAAGGTGCGTCCTACAAGCGCAGGGATGTGGTCAAGAACGCGAAGGGCAAAGCGCGGCCTGTGACCTTCTTCGTGCAGCACGTCGATCTGACCGATGCCGAGTTTGAGGACTGGCAGGCATGCTTCGGTCACTACGCCCCGGCATTTGAGGCCACGCGTGTGCGGCTACGCCGCGCACTGCGAGCAGCTTTGAAAGGCTTCATCCATGCTCACGAGCTGTTTTCGCCGCCGGATGACTCCAAAGAAGCCAAGCCGCTGAGCCCTGCTGAAATCCAGGCGCTCATCGACGCCATGCGCAACAGCCAGGGCGAGAAGTGGGAACGCCCGGCGGGGAAACTTCAACAGGTAGACTTTTTGCTGAAAGCATGACACTCGAACAAATCACCAAACGTCTCGCACCTGTGATGGCGGAGTGGCCGATGGGCAGGATTGTCTGGCATCGTGCGGACCGGCGGCGCGGGGTGCTGATGGGTTACAGCATCGTCATGGGTGACGAGGTGGCCTTGCGGATCGACTACCGCGCCGGAGGCTGGTCGAATGAGAAGCTGTCCGCCGTGCAAGCCACACACCCGCCTGAGGACGAAGACGGCGAAGAATGGAAGGAGGGCGCGGGGGTATGAGTACAAGCATTCGCGACGAACTCGAAAGCATTTTGGCGGAGCAGGCGCATCATCCGGTGCATGCGCGGCTGGCGGTGGAGTGGGAGCAGCCTTGGACGGTGGATGCGCTGCCGTGCCGGATCGGCACGCGGGCGGTGTCGCTGGGCATGGGGGATGTGCTGGATCTGGTGGATGAGCGGGCGCGGCTGATCGAGGATGAGAAGAGCGATCCTTACCGCCACGGCTACGAACCGCCGATCTGGCGGGAGACGGATTGGCGGTTGGCGGAGCTGCGCGTGGCAAAGCCGGGCGAGCCGGTGATTCTGGGTGTGCTGGGTGGCAATGGAGGCGGCAAATCGCGGTATGTGGCGCATCGCTTTGACGTGGCGCTGGTGGAGAACGATGAGTGCCTGGCGATCCAGCTCGCGCTGGATGAGGATGGCAGCCGGGAGGTGCCGCAGGCCTACGTTTACGACTACCTGCCGGCCGAGTTCCGCACGGGCACGGGGAAGCTCAAGAAGACGGTGACCGCCAAGCTCACCTACAACAAGGTGAACGGCTTCACGGATAACACTTTTGGCCTGCCGAATGGCAGCCGTGCCCATTTCAAATTTTACGGGGGCGGCGATGTCAACTCGATGGAAGGTCCTCGGCCTTGGATCGTGTGGGCCGATGAAATGGTGCCCACGGATTGGGTGCGGGCGAGCTGTCGCCGACTCATGACGCACGCGGAGAAGACGCATGCGATCGTGCCCGCCCTCCGCCGGGCGCTGGCGGAGCGGGCGAAGATCCTCGCGGTGCCACCGGATCAATGGAAGCCGGGCGCGATGCAGGCGGCGCTGGATGAATGCTGGCGCGTGCACCTGCGTCCGCATCTGGCGAAGCTGTTCATCGGCGTGTGCGTGGTGAGCTTCACGCCGAAGAATGGCTACACCCGCACGGTGGCGATGCTCACGAATGACGGCGTGCCCTTGCTCGAAGTCGAAGCCGAGCTGCTGCCGAAGACGAAGGACGGCGTGGTGATCGGTTACGAGAAGGTGCCGCGCGTGCTCTACAACGATGCGGAGAATGCCATCGTGGTGTTCTTCCACATCTACGACAACCCGTTTGGCGGAAACTGGGAGGCGCAGAAGAAAGACCTCAGCAAGCGCAGCCGCGAAGAGAAGCTCTGGCGTGCCTATGGCATCGCCACGAAAGTGGCCGGGGTGCAACTGCCAAAGCTGAGCCGGGCGGCGCATGTGCGTCCGTGGCTGCAAATGCTCAAAGAGGGGACGTGGTATCACATCGTCGATCCGTGCAGCGATGGGCGAAACTGGTTCATGCTGTGGATTAAGGTTAGCAGCAATCCCGTGGGCAAACCGATTTACTGGGTGCACCGCGAGTGGCCGCAGGCAGATGACTGGATCACGACGGATGAGAAAGGCAATCCGGGCGCGTGGGCTGTCATCGAGGACGGCGGCAAGGCCGATGGCCGGAAGAAGAGCAACGAGAACCGCACCGATGGGCAGCGTGGACCGGCGCAAAGCAATTACGGCTTTGGGTTCGAGCAGTATGCGCAAGAGATCGAGCGCGTGGAGAAAGAGCTTTTCCAGCACGAACGCCGGGCGGCGGGCGCGGAGGATTGGGCCAGCGTGGAGGGTCGCATCCAGGTGGACACGCGCATCATGGACAGCCGCGCGGCCAACAAGGAAACCATGCAGCACGGTGAATCGCTCACGCTGATTCAAATCATGAGCGATTTGGGCCTGGATTTCATTTCCGCTGGTCGAGACAGCGGCGCGGAAGCCGGCAAGACTTTCATCAAGGAAGGTGTCGGCATGATCAATGACAAGCTCTACTACGACGAGGGCAAAGTGGAGCTCGTCGAGCTGCCCGGCCATCTGTCCAAAGACGGGCAGGCGAGTATGGTTTACAAATTCAATGGCAAGGCCCCGACGTTGTTCTTCAACGAGCAGTGCAGCAACACGATCTTTTGCGCCCAGAACTGGACCGGCGCGGGCGGCGGAGAAAACCCGCTCAAAGACCCCATCGACTGCGTGCGGTATGCGGTGATTGCCGATTTGGAGCAGATCGATACGCAACGGCGCGCGCCGCGTGGGCAAGGATTTTGAAACAATCAGACTAAAAGACAATCAGACCATGATCACCGCCTTGCCACCGCCGCCGACCGTTCCGAACCCGTGGTTGACTTACGGGGATGTGAAACGCATGATTGAATCCTGCATCGGATCGGATGGGGAATACACCCTGAGTCTTTGGATAAGGGGTGAAGAGCCGTTGCTGCCCAAACATTATTTCCCCGGTAGAAAACGCGCCTCTTACTCGCGCCGTCGAGTCGAGGAACTGCTGCAACCTCTGCAAAATTCCGTTCCACATTCATGAATGCTTCCCCGCGCCTCGCGCAGTTGGAGCCCCGGCAGAAGCCGGAGGCGTCCCAGCTCATCCAAGAAATCCGCGATGCCGTGCTCTCTGCTCAGAGTCTCGGTGTCTTTGACAAGATCAATCGTGCCCACCTCACGCGCCGCTGTTTGTGGGATGGTCAAAGCAGCGACGGCATGCGCCACGGTGAGAATGCGTTCCCGTGGGATCGCAGCATTGATAGCAAATGCCCGCTGGCGGATGAGATCGTGACGGAACACGTCCGCACGCGCATGGCGTCGATTCGTGCCGGCACGGTGCAAATCGGCCCGCAGAACCAGATCGAGGACAGCGACAAGGCCGGGCTGTGGAATCGCGTGCTGCGCTACTACACCGGGCAGGATCGCCGGGCGCTGAAGAATCACACGGAGCTGTTTCAGACCTGCGTGGAAGAAATCGGTTATGGCGTGATGCAGGTTGGATGGCAGGACGTGAAGGTGCTGAAGCCCAAGGAAATCTACCGCGAGCAGGTGGCCAGCTTCCGGGCTCAGCAGATCATTGCGGAGATGCTGGATGCCTCTGGGGTGGCGTCTCAGGATGAATTGCCGCCGGAATGGATCGGGCAGGCCGCGGCGAATGCCGTGGCGGAGGTGGATGATGTGTTGAGCAATCCGCTGTCCAAGCCGCAGTTTGCCGCGCTGCTCATGGCCATGGATGCCGATATTCCCGAAGGGGAAGCGTTGAAGGCGCATGCCGAAATGCGCAAGAGCAAGGAAGGTGAGGCCACCGTGTATGTGCCACGCGGCACGGGTGGCAAGCCGTGGGTGAAGGCGCGCATTCCGTGGGTGGATTGCGGCCACGCCACCGATTTGGGGCCGGATGGCAAATGTTCGTGGTGGTTCACCTGCGAATGGCTCAGCGAGATTGATTTGCGCCTGCGAGCCCAGCAGGAGGAAGCCGATCCGAAATGGCTGGAGGAAGTGCTGAGTCGCGGCGGAAACAAAGGCGTCACCGAAATGGTGAGCAGTGCCATTCAGGCACCTGTGTGGCTGTTGAATGGCGTGGGCCTCGGCATCCAATACGATCGCCAGCAGAACCAGCAGGTGCCCATGTATCAGATCCTGACGCTGTTCCGGGTGGCGGTGAATCAGGCGGGCATTCCGGCCATCTACAAAACGCTGCTGAATGTGAACGTGCCGGACCTGCTGGGCATGCACGAATGCTGTGAAGTGGGTGAAATGCCCTTTGTGGCGGAGGCCCGCGAGCAGGCGGCGCTGATGATGCAGAGCCGCGGCGTGCCGGAGATCGTGCTGACCAATCAGCTTGCGATCAAGAAGCTCACGGATGCCACCACGGCGATGGCGGAGCTGGCGGCTTTCCCGCCGTATGAGCGGGCGATGGGTGACGGCAGCCGGATTGCGCCCGGGCAAGAGCTTCCCGTGAAGCGCAACACGGGCACCAATGGCACGCAAAGCCGATTCCTTGATGTGCCAGGTGTTGATTCCGGCGCTTTGAAGGCCATGGATGGGCAGCGCCAGCAGGCGAATCGTCGTTTTGCGCGTGGCGCGGATGTGGATCCTGACATGCGGCGTTTGTTTCTGGAGGACCTGGGCGGTGCTGCGGTGCTGTCCTGGGAGGAAACCGTGCGCCTGATCTGGCTGCATGTGCAGGCGTATGTGGATGGCATCAAAGCCTCCCGCATTGCTGGGCAGCCGGTGAGCATCGAGGCGACGGCGGAGGATCTGGAAGGCACGGCCGATGTGCGGGTGGAGTTCAGCGCCATGAGTTTGAACCAGAAAACCGCGCTGGAGCTGGCCGATTACGTCACGAAGCTGGCCGGGCTGGATCGCACCGGCCGCATTGATTTTGGCAAGGTAGTCGAACTCATCACGCGCATGTTTGATCCGGTGCTGAGTGAGAACATCATCATGCCGGGTGATGAAGCTGCCGCCAAGATCGAGAAGGATGAGCAGGATGTGATCAGCGCGATCACCAGCGGCCAGTATGTCACCGGCCGTGTGAACAGCCCGCAACTGCGCTGGCAGGTGCTCCAGCGCTGGCTGGCCAATCCGACGACCACGGCCATGCTGCAAGCCAATCCGATGATGTATCAAAGCCTCATGGAGCACATCAAAGGGCTGCAGCAGGAAATGGTGCAGAAAACTACGAACGTGTTTACCGGCCAAACCGGCCAGAAGCCCGATGCGCCCTGGGAGCAAGCCGCCAAGCCTGAGCAAATGGTGCGAGGGATGGTGGAAGGCGTGGCGGCGTGAACGACAAAAATCAGACACCGCCGCCGATGGCGTAAATCAACACAGCAGACGCTATCGGCGGTTGTCTGCATTTTTCTTGTTAGCCTTTTTGACCCATGACCATCGAAGAACGAATCAACCACATCTGCGCTGACCTGCCAGAAGGCTGGTGTGTGAGAATAGACCTTGAACAAGGCTCCGGCTCCGTGACTGCTATCCGCCCCGACAAGACGGAAGTGCAAATGGATGACGGCGAAAGTGACATCTGCGAACAACTTCGCGATGCTCGACGGCTTGCGTGGGACGAATACGCATCGCCGGACTATGAAGGCTAACAGTTGAATTAACCCCACTTCCATTCTGAGTTATCCATGAGCATCTTGCATCGTTTATTCTTCCGCCGTCGTGTCATCGTCGATGTGCACGAGGCGTTTGGGCCGCGTTTGAAATGGGCGGAGGTGCAGCAGGCGCTGCGCACGCGGAAGGATGATCCGCTTTATCGGGCCATTGGGCAGTTGCTGGCGTGTCAGCGGGAAATGTGTGTGCAGGCGGTGGCGGACAAGAGTAACCTGCCCAGTGGCCAGACCGCTTATGAAGCCGGGGCCGCGGGACTGGCGGCGGATGCGATGGCGCTGCTCCAAACACTGGAGCAAGGCGGCAAAGCGGATGCGCAGGTGCGGGCTTATTTTGGGGACAAGGGCGATAAATCGCCCTGATTCACCGCTATTCACCCGGATTCACCGGGAATGGCGGGCGCAGCCGCTTCCGTGCGCGTGAGGGATGTGGTGCAGTGCGGGCATGGCTGAAGAAAACCAGGCTGCCACTGCCACAGCGAACGCACCAAGCCCCGAGTCCGCACCCGGAGCCCCGGCCGCGTTGTCGAAACCGTTAGCACCGATCCTTTCTCCGGAGCTGAAAGCCGCCGCGTCGTTTGACGTGGAGGATGTTCTGGCCGGGATGGAATCTGCTCCGGCAGGCTCGACAGAAACGAAGTCAGAAGGCGCGGAACCCGCAACTGGAAATCCCAATCCCGATGCTCCTGACCCGGCTGCCGATCCCCAAGATCCAAATCCGAATCCTGATCCGCAAGATCCAGACCCGGACCCCGATCCTCAAGATCCGGCCGATCCTGATCCCAATGATCCCGAGGGAGCACTCGAAGGACTGAAGCCGAAGGCCATCAAACGCTTCAACAAGCTGCTCGAACAGCGCGATGAAGCCAAGGCGGCCGCCCGCAAGGCTGAAGCTGAACTTGCCGAGCTGAAAGCGAAGCTGGAACAGCGCCAGGATGAACCCACGCCCGTGAAGGCTGAGAGCAATCCGCTCCTGAGCGTCACGAACGAGGAGCAACTGGAGGCCTATGAGAACCATTACACCAAGGTGAAAGCCTGGTGCCGACGCAACCCCACGGGTGGCGTCCCGCCCAAGGAACTGACCGGCGGCGTGGAAATGGAGCTCAATGCTGACGCGGTGATTTCCAATCTCGAAAGCGCAGAAGCCATGCTCGATAAGGCGTTGCCGAATCATCGGCAGTTCCTCAGCGAGTTTCAGGCAAAGCGGCAGGCGGCCAAGGCTGCCCATCCGCAGATCTTCACGCCCGGCACGCCGGAGCATGAAGCCGCCAAGGCGCTGCGCCCGAAGCTCTTGAATTTCGCCACGCAGGCGGATCAGGATGAGTTGCTGGCCCTCATGGTCAAAGCCCAACGGATGCAGCAGGAGGAGCGCGATGGCGTGGCCCGCTACACCCGAGTGGAGCTGAAGAAGACCACCCCTGCGAAACCGGCCGCCGCTGTGAAGCCCGCGCCGAAACCCGCGCCCACCGGCTCCCCCGTGCCGCCGGTGAAACAGGCCGATGGTAAATCCGCCCGAGAACTCGCGCTCGCCAAGCTGAATCAGCAAGGTGCCGAGATCGATGTGGAGGAGCTGCTTGCCTGATGCGCGTCACCTCCTGGCACGCCCTCGTTTCTCCAAACCTCTTTCTCTCTTTCTTCTTATGGCTCTCGCAGCAACTACCGGTCGCTCCACGACTCACACCGAACGCGACGTGCGCAAAGGCGTCACCGAAGTCATCGCGCTCGACACTCCTTTCGTTTCCTCCATCGGCGCCGATCCGGCCCCGCTGGAAACCACGCCTGAGTGGGAACTCAAAACCTACTCCGCCCGCAGCAAGGATGGCCAGCTCGAAGGCG